TGCACAATGTCATCTCTGGCTTGAGATTCGATCTTCTCTAGGGGCTAAAGCACTTATGTGCTTTCTCCAGGTTATATGTCTTGTTATTCAAGACACAGGACTTTGTCATCCTAATCCGCCAAATTAGATGATAAGGAGGTCAAGAATAACAGCAGTGTAGTTATTCTCGGAGAAAGGAGGGATCTCTACATGAGATCTTATGAGATTACAGAGAATAAAATATCTATCTCTAAAGCTAGAGCTGCCTCAAAGGTGGTTAAGGCAAATGGTATTAACCAGAACTACACAGGTCCTGCTCAAGAAGTAGTGGAATCTTCCAGTTCCGCTAGATTAGCAAATATTGGCTTTCTAGGTCAATACGAATATTTAAGAGAGGAGGTTAAGTCCGCCGAAAAGATCTTTATTAGAAACTTTTTCAAGGTTCTAAAGGGTATGCATGACACAATTGATGTAAATTGGGTAACAGCATGTAAAAGTAGACATCAGGAACTTTTTGATGTTTTCTCTGCTATAGTGCAACAGAGTGAAGAGACTGAGGTTGTTATATTAACCAGAAGTGGTAAGGTGTTAAACTTGGATCAGTTAACATATGCTCCAAAACGATATCTTGTTAAAGGTGTTGATATTGAGGATGAGATATTAGATATATATATCTCTAATAATTATCCAAAGATGTATGCACCACTCTTCGTCGCTATGTTTAAAGTTTCCCTGGCATGCCAGAAAACTAGAGAATCTGAACCTGAGCTATTTGCTGAGTTAAAATCTTTGGCCTTTTCACTATACGAAAGGGGAGGGTTGTATAACGAAACTAACCCAGATAAGTGGGAGTGGAGGAGACAAGAGCAATCTACCCTAGATATACTAACAAAAGAGCCAACTCGAAAAGAGAATGAAAGGGTGAAGAAGGCATTCAACAATGTCTTAAGAGATATTAGGGAAGGTATTGAGTTCCTTAAAATGAGACATAGAGATTCTGTAAAGCCCTATGTATTAGAGATTTGTCAAGCAATAGTTGCTACTGAAAGATATTGTCATAGTAGTTACACTGATGATGATTTATATTTAAGTATGGCAGCAGATGCAGCCAAAATTAAAGAATTATCAGACTTAGGTATACGATCTAGTCTATTAAAGTCAGCTTTAGAGGTTGATCCTCTATGTGATTGTGAATTTGACAAACATGTAGAATATGTCAGCCACTATAATAAAGGAGACTATAAGGGTCCCTGGATAATAACAATACAAATTCCAAACCCTGGAAAGTTTAAAACTAGGTCTATACACTTAACTATTAGTGCTATACAAGATCGATGTGCCTATATTCACAATAGGCTTGCTGCTTTATTAGCAAGAATCCCTTCGGATTGTACTAAGGATCAGAGTAAAGGTATTAGATTTACTTTACAAATTACTGATCCGACCTGGAGAGAGAATCGAAACTGGCCTAGTGTATTGGCTTATGATTGGTCCAATGCTACTGATAAACTCTGGAGTTACTTCCAAGAGGCAGTATTAGGTTTAATCTTCGATAAGGAAGTTGTAGATTTTTGGCATCTTGTATCCAGTTGTGATAAAGAATTTAGACATAAAGATGGTAGTGTAACACCATATCATCAAGTAAACGGCCAACCACAAGGCCTATTAGGTTCATTTGATGCATTTGCTCTAGCACATCATATAATAATGCTCATGACAATGCAACTGTCAGACAAAGAAGATATTCTCGGTAGTCAATTTTATCGAGTATTAGGTGATGACAGTATTATTTGTTCTGTCACAAATGACAAATATAACATTGTTGGTAACATGTATATGGAAGTTTGCGAATGGTGTAATGTGCCAATCAACATAGTGAAATCTACACAAGTATTGTGGGATCAACCTGTTGCTCTTGTCGAATTTGCCAAGATTCATGCTCTAAATGGTGAGTACTTTTCACCAATACCTGAGAGACTTGCTAACCGTATAGGGAAGCATAATCAGGATTACTATGCTTTTGCTGGAGCATTTTGGGGACAAAGACACGGCATGGATAACCGAGGAATGATTGAATCTCTGATAGATCGTTACTATCAAGGTGAAGATGAAAATCACTTGGCTAAAGTGCTTATGTTCTCAGGAATCATACCTAGTTATGCTGATTTAGGATTTTCCGACCCAGTTTTATCTGAGACTGAGGAAGCTATCCAACTTGCTTTATGCTATTGGTATAACAAGATTAAGGCAACTTTTGCCCTAAATGCATTATCTGATAAAGCCAAAGAAAGGCTTAACTTTGCTGATAAGGAAATGAAAGATGCACTCCTTGAGATGATACCTGAACAACTCACATGGTTATTCGATAGGGTACAAGATCATAATCACAAACTTATGAAAGCAATTGAACAGAATCTAGATAAAGAATCTGTTATTAAGCAACTTCTGGATTGTAGTTCAGATCAAGCTTTGGTAATTGCAGCTAGTGTCAAGCTGACAGTTGATGAAGCCAACGGCATTATGGCCGTTGTTGATATGATTGAAACATTAACTGAAAACCCAGCCATGATTAGTTTTTATAATTCCGATATTAGGAATTTAGATTCTAGGCTCAAATCTCTTGAAAGATTGAATTATAGATCAGTTTACAAGAGGGACTCTTTAAACTCGAAAATATTTAGGTCTACGTTGGAGACATACTTTAAATTGTTTTCAGCGGAAGGCTGCTTGAGCTATGGTACCTAATGGGAAGGAACCCATCAGTGAAATTCTGAGATAAACCTCGGCAGGGGTCTTCTTTAAGGGAGTCGCCATTTCACTTTTACAGTGGGCTTGGTCGGCTAACGAGAGGCTAGGCC